TTCACCGCTTCATTAGGACGAGGAATCTTTACAACCATATTGCTATGGAATCTTTACAACCTCGTGCTAAATTATTTTACTACTGATGTAGTATCAGCTACTGGAGCTACTACTGCTGTATCTACTTTTGTAGAATCCACTGCAGTTGAATCAGCTTTCACTTCAGTCGATGCAGTTCCACATGCTACCATACCCAAAGTTAACACTAATGCCATCGCACCTACTTTTGCTTTATTCAAAATAGATGATAAACGCTTTGCGTTATAAAGAGCCTTAGTTGTATAAAAGTCTCTCTTTTGTTCACTAATAGTAGTAGCAGCTTCGTTTAAGTTGTTTACTAATTCTGTTACCTGATAGTTTACCTTTGTTGCAATTTTCTTTGCCATGTTATTTTTTTGCTTCCCTTTAATTATTAATTGTTCAAACTCCATTGAGGCGGGTCGCTTTTACCTCAGCTTCGTTTGTATCTTTATTGTGTTAATGTCTCTTTGTTATATACAATATACGACAAATTTTTGACACTACCAAATTTATTTTATTATAGTTCCGTATCCACCACTATTGGTATTAGTTCTAAACCAATTCCAATCTTCATTGCCATAAAACCTATCCCAATTAGGGCCTTTACTCAATCCTTTGCGTCCGTTGTATTGGATAACTCCGATATCTTTTAAGTTCTTGCGAATAGTTGAATAGTATCCGTTTATACTTACTTTACCTATCTTGCCGTCCTCAATTAACATTTCCCTAATGATTGATGTCCACGATGGTTTACTTACTAATGTCATCACATTGTATAAGTGTTTATATACTTTAGCAATCATTCTTTTGTTTGCTGAATCATATCCTACCTTCTCTTCCCAAATTTCGTTTGGTGTATCAATCGGGTCAATTAAATGATTTGGTGTGTTTGTTATCTTATTCATATTATTGTTTTAATGGTGTTTAATTATTTATCAGTATCTTCCGGCCTTCTTGCATTCATGTCTCTAAAGTTCGCATCCACTAATACCTCTAACGCCGGCACCATGTCGCTTAACTCTTTGGACGCAAGGACTTCTTTTTTATCCTTCTTGCTCAATACATTTTTGATTAAGCTATTCTCTAACTTATCCATTTTAGTTTCTACTTCTAACTCACCTATATACTTACGCACCGATGTTTCGTCAACAAAGATACGGGGTTTGTCCATCTTGGGACCTGATAACTCAATGACTTCGTAAATGTGCTTACCATCACCAAAGTTGAATTTCTTATTCTTTACTACGGCTTTATAACCTCTCTTACCTAACTTAATTTCTTTTACTTTACTCTTACTCATATTACTTTACTTTAATGTTTTTAATTACTTCGTTGAATGGATACCAGGGTATTGACCTTTGCATATTAATGTGTTGAATTTAATTCATAATGAAACTTTTGTAATTGCTTTGTTTCGTATTGGTGTGCGGCAGCTTTTCCTCTTATTACTTTGACTATAAACAATTCGTATACCTCTTGTGCATACTCTCTCATATCGTTATACAATGCCCAGTTCTTATTCTCTTTACGAGCTCGACTGAAATGTTTTTGTAATCGTAGTTTTGCAGAATAGTGGAAACGTCTACCAATAGCCGCAGTAATACCAATATAACTTTTACCATTTTCAGTATTCACTATTTCGTATACTATGTGGTTTCTATCGTTTCGTTTCTTTCTATTCATACTATTTAATTTTAATGTCCTCAAATCTAATATCCTTATCGGTTAAGTTTAATGTGTGTCCGATATATACCACACTCAAAAAGATTACTATTCCTATCATTGTTATATTGTTTTAATTGGTAACTTCATATTCTCTAATCGTTTGATTTCTTTGAACGCATCTACGACTAACATTTTGTTATCAGTTAGTTTATTCACATATGCGGTTGCGTCCTTTTTACTACTGAAATACTTTACATCCTTATTCGGACTCGTTACCTTATATAGTATGTAGTCGTATGGCTCATACTTATTTTCTTTTAACTTCAATTCCTTTGTAACTGATTTTATCTTATAGTTACTCTTTACATTTACTTTACTCTTATTCATATTACTTTACTTTTAATGGTTATTAACTAAAATAGTGTTAGATTATCCTAACACTATATCAATGGCTCTTTTTGTCAAACCGAAAGCTTTTAACTCTCTTTTACATTCGGCAACAAATCGTTTTTCAATTTGACCTAACTTAATAGGATATTCCGAAATAATTTGTTTAATCGTTGCAGACTCTTTTTTCAACATACCAAAAAACTTCATTTGTTTTTTCAATTCGGTATTATTGCGAACCGCAACAATATGTTTACGACCCATAAAGTCCGTAAATTCAACAATTGAATTGGGTTTAACCGATTGAGACATTTTACTCGCAGCAAAATTCTTATATTGAGGTTTTTCGTTACGGCTCGTATTATACGCAGTTTCCGTAAATTGATTAAATTCGTTTGTGTTTCTACTATTCATATATTACTTTTTTTTAATGTGATAGGTCTCTCTCTCAACCCAATACACTAAATTACGACAATTTCGGGAATCTACCAAATTTTTACTAAAAGTTCTTTATTGATAATCAACGAGTTATGGCATTATAAAAAAAAATATGTATAACGCACTGATACTCAATAAAGAATTTTACCCTCATAACTGGTTGATTTTCAGTGCTTTACGCCGGCACATTGATTATCAACCAGTTATGCATTTAATAAATTTTTAATGAATCCAGTATATTTTAAAGATTATCTATTTTAAGTCCACGTTGAATTAAATAATATCTAATAAATCATTCAGTATGTTAGATGAAACTCAATGCCAGTAAGGATTTGGCAATGCCGATTATTTTTTGTATCTTAATAGTTAAAGTGCGCCTGTCCGGCAATCCACAGCCAGTAAGGGTTTTAGGGGAATAAAAATCACTTCGCAGTAAAAAATTCTGTTCAAATAACTAATCGCAGAAATTCTTTTGGTCTATTATTTTTTATACAGGAAAAAAATTCAATCGCAGAACGCATGGGTGGGATATAAACTATCTTACTGATACACTTATATAGGGTTTCGGTTTCTTTGTAGTGTGTAAGTATGTAACGATTTTAATATGACACATACTAACTATTGACACTCTTTAACACAATTTACCACTTTCACCCACAAATTAACACTAAATTATTTATTTTGACATGGTATCGTTTGATATACTAATACGCAAACCATTGAGTTAATTTTTGTTCACTTTGTTTTATCTTATTAGTATCTATTTCCCTCACTATAACAGGTAATACCTTACTTAATTCTATTTCACTTATAATACTATCCTTATTCCGTTTGATTATCTTTTGTATTCCTTTGTCAGTATTATGCCACTCATTCAATTGTTCACTCAATATTCTATTCTTTAAGATACCATTTGATATTCCGCACATTGGTATAAAGTTCTTATGATAATTAATTAAGTAACTTTCTTTTTCATTAATCGCAAAGTCTTTTGGTATGATATGTTGCAACTGCCACTTACCCTCACCTAATCCATGATTATCCCACGACATCCAATCCTCAAATCTTGCTTCAATGTATTGTTTAAATTCATAAGGTTCAATTCCCAATATTTCTTTTGTTCTACGGGTTTTTGGTTTACCTTTCAGTGCTCCATACACATATCGCCTTATTAATTCGTTTAACTTAAATATAGGGTCAGTATTATACCTTTCTTTTAGTTTTTTTATTTCATTGGGTAACAGGTGTATTCTCCTATATTCTTTTGCACATTCCTTACATTGGTTAGTGTGTCTCTTAAATTCTTTTATAGGTTTATGTTCTATACATAGATTGCATATCTTATAACCCCTCTTAATTGGTTTATCAGGACACTTTGAATTAGCAGTCCTATATACATAATAACTTATCCTATCTAATTCTTTTGTTAACTCTTTGTCTCTATACTCTATACCATGCTTATCATTATAAAATGTATATTCTTTAATAACAGGTGTTTCTTTCCAGTTAGTATATTCCTTATACCTATTACTATGTATAAATTCTTTTAGTGTTTCTACTCTACTTGTATACTCTTTAATCCTTGCTGAATTTTTATTATCTCGTATTTCAATTTCGTTTTTGATTCTTTTTTCTATTCTTTGTTTTGTTATACAATTATTACAACCTCTGCGACGCATTGTATACCAACTTACAATTGTATTACACTCATTACATTTTACCTTTATATCTTCTCTTTTGATATTATCGGTATGTAGGGTAAATCCTAAATCACTTATTGTTTTATATGTTTGCTCTCGTAACTCTTTGTCTCTAATTGCTACTACGCTTTCAATCGTTGGTAGTTTATATATACCCAACTCTTTTAACCTTTTGATTAACCAACTTTGTGACCTACTTTTTTTACCTATTCGCTTATATTCTTTTTGTATTAACCCCGTTGTCTCTATTCCACTACTTACACATTGTTGCAGAAATTGATTTTCTTGCTCCATTGTAAACCCCGTATGTAATATATGATTCTTTTTATGCCATTCTCTTTTTAATTCTTTTTTACATGAGACGCATAAACTTTTACCCTTTCCAACGGGTAGATTACATTCTTTACAATATCTTTGTTCTACTTTTTTACTCATACTATCAAAAAAATTTACCTAACCGACATTGATTTCCCCGGCCCCTTTTACTTTCTCATTGTTATACTTCTAAAGTTACTTGCATCCTTTGTAAGTTCTCGTAACTCCTTCACTTCATATAATACACATAACATACCTACTATTGCAATTACCCACAGTACAAAGGTTACCCCTTCTATTACATCTTTTGTTAGTTCCTTATTACTATTCATATCTTAATCGTTTATTAATCCCTTACTCTTTAACCTTTCCTCTCTTTGTATATAGTAATCAGTTAATCTTTTTTCTAATTCCTTTATTCTCTTATTCCTCTTCCTGTTTTGTATTATAGTCATTATACCTATCGTTATAAATCCTATCATTAATACTACTATCTTAATCATTGTTTGCTGAATTTATTTTATCTTACTTTCAAATTTACTTTAATAACTCTAATATTACATAGGACAATTTGTATCCCGTAAATGCACCCAACGCAGAGGGTATCGGAAACACTATCATTTTTCCTAAGTCCGTTACATATTTTGGTCTATTAACTATCTTTGCCATAAAAAAGTAATAACTAAAATATGCCAATAGAACTGCGATATCAGTTTTCATTGCAATAAACACTACAAGGGTTGCACCCAAAAATCCAAATATAAAGTTATCCCTAAAACCTTCCCAGATTTCCTTTGTAGTTGCGTCCTTATATTCCTTTACTATCTTTTGTATTTGTGCCTTTTGTTTTTTCATTATCTTATTTTAGTTTTGCATGACTATCAAAAAAATTTCCTAAAACGACTCGCCCCCAACCCCCGCCCCTTCGGTTCGTGGTTTGTGGTTTCGTATTAATTCGGGCTTTTAATCTTTACTACATTAACATAATCGTTTACACTACTATCCCACAAATCAATCAATTCGTTTAATTTATTCACTTCAAATAATTCACCTTTTCCAGGCATTTTCATTTCAGTTTGTATTGTCTCTATTTTAGACTTTATATACCTTTCAAATTCAACTGCTCCGCCGGCTTGTAGTTTTTGCTCCTTTATTATTTCAATCAATTTAAAATCCTCAGCTCCGTTATATCTTTTTTCACTGAATCTTTGTTGAATTGTGTTTTTTGTATAACCCACTTTAATATAGTCTATTCCTTTATATTGTATCTTAATTAAATAAACTCTATGCTCACCATAAATCCCCATTGCCGTAGTCCAAAGGTAGTCAATAGTTTCCGGGTGCGTTTCCATTAATTTATTTAAAAGATATTTTCTTTTGTTTATATCCCCACTACTCTGCCATTCATTATATAATTCAACTCGTATGTCCTTTACATCATTAAACCAATTCATAATTTATTTTATTTAACCTAATGCGACATATCTTAATTTGTCAATGAATATATCCATGTTACTAATTTCCTTTTGTGTTATATAGTATATGCGTCCGTTGCTACTATGTAATTTGAAATACGTTCCCAATTCATTTTTTTGTGCCGGCTCTCTATTCAATATTACAGTTATTGCATATTTCATATTAGATAATTCAAATTTGTATTGATATTCACTTGCAGCATAATTTATATTATCAATATTAAATTGTTCCTCAATTCTTGCAACATAAAAGTTTTTCTTGCCCAATGTCTTATGGTTTAACTTATTTAAGTTTTGTATCGTTAACATAATTTAACTTTTAATTTCAAAATCTTTATTGTATATGTTATTCTCTTTTATTTTATTAACAGTATACGCAATTCCTTTACTCAATCCTTGTGTATGAATACCTGGCTCATCTTTTAATTCATCAGCGTATTCAATTAAATCGTCTAATACTTTCCTTTCAATTACAATAAACTCTTTGTAAGCTCCTATTAACTGGTCCATAATTTTTATTTGTTTTTCCTTTTAATGTATTCGGTATATAAATAAAATATGTATACTGACATTATACATACTACATAGAATATAGTTTGCCTATGATACATTTGTATTGTCAATTTCGTTTTCAAATGCTTTGATTGCCTTCTTTACATTTTCCATTTCAGGTATGTCTAATTTTTCACCGATTGAAACAAATCCTATCGTTAATATTGCAAATACAATACCAATACTAAATTCTACAACTCGTTCATTATATAAACCGTTGGTCTCTGCGGTAACTCCGTTATGTGTCGTTAATTCCAATCCTAATAAGGTTTCTCTTTTACTTAAGAAACTAAATCCTAATTCTATTTTCATAATTTTTATTTTGTTTGTCTAAAACGGGTTATTAAAGTTTGTATTACCCGTTGTTTGCTGTGCTTTTGGTTTACATTTTACTATCAATGATTCAAATATTAATGCAGTTAGTTCAAATGATTTTAATTTTCTACCTGCAATCCAATCTCTACAATATTGTACCGTATTCAATCCATCCCTTAATACTATTTCATATTCGTTTATTATTGTTCCCTGTCTAAATATTACTATTGTATAAGGTGCCTTATTATACGCAACTCTAAAAGTATATTCCGTTTCGGTTTCAATTACATCACCTATCATAAACTCTTTATAGTGATGCGACCAACTTTCTAACTTTTTATAGTTCTTTATTGTCAAACTCATATACTAAATAGTTTTGTTCTTTATGTGTTTCAACTCTTGTCGGTTTTGTATGTAGTAAACTATCTGCTGACAATTCAATTTCATTTTTAACAATCATTTCAATTGTCCTTTGCATGTATATTATTTTCATATAAACTTTATTATTGCTAAATCTTTTTGTTTTGCTTCAACCATAATGTCCACGTCCATATCGTATGTATTGGGGATGGCATTAATATAATCGGAATGTGCTTGCGGTTTAAGTTTTGTATTGTTTTCATGTAATGCTTTACTTTCGGAATAATGAACTGCCGGTGTTATACCTTTCGGCCACGTTGTAATTGCTAATGCCAATGCATCTCGTTCACTTAAATCTCCTGTGTTAAATGTGTGGTGGTGATAATCAAATACAATAGGTATGTTAATCTTATTATGAATATACATTAAGTCTTTAACTGAATACATACTTGCTTTGTCATCATTTTCAATTGTTAGTCTACTCTTAACTGAATTAGATAGTTTGTCAAAGTTATTACAAAACCTATCCATTGCTGCAATCTTGTCACCATACACTCCGTTGCAATGTATATTAATTTTGTTGTAAGGTGTTTTAGACAAATTCATTGCGTCCATAATTCTACCATGCACTTCCAAATCTTTGATTGTATTCAATACCACATTTTCTTTTGGTGAAACTAATACATTGAAAGGTCCTGGGTGAAATGATAATCTTTGTTTATACTTTGTTGCCTTTGCACCACATCTTTGTAGTATCTTTTGTATTTCGTTCCAGTCTTTTAATTCAGTAAATTCGTATTCAGTTGCCCACGGAAACATCTCACTACTCATACGATACATTTTAATTCCGTTTTGTTCGTTCCAGTCTATAATCTTTTCTAGGTCTGCAACATTCTGCAATACCAAATCCGATACATAGTCAATACCCTTTGCTATGAAAGTTCGTTTGACCATTGTCCTATTCGTTGTAATCTTTTTACCTAATGAAAGGTTAATACATGCATATCCTATATTCATATAGTAAATATACGACAAATTTTTCACTTTACCAAATTAGATAGTCTGCATGCAAATGATAATCTTGTCCGTAGTATCAAACTCATTCGTATTTAACCAAAGGGTTTTATTGTTATACTCCATTATATACATTCCGTTATCGGTTTGCTTTCTATGTAGTAATATTGTTTCTACTGCCGGTTTTATAGTAGCATCATATCCTAATGTAAATTCGTAGTGGTCTTTATGTTCTTTAACTCCAATAATATTAAACACTTCGTTGTATTCTTGTCCGATTAACTTTTGTGGGTTTTTTATTGTTAGCATAACAATCTTTTTATTTGTTTACAAAAGGTATCTATATTTTGTATGTCTGAAAATTTCAAATACAAAGAATAATTGCCATGTGATATTGTGTATTTACCTCGTCTACTTTTCATACGATTAAGTTTTAAGTCTCTACATTGGCCTTTGCCATCTATTAAACTAATATGATAATTTGTGTGGCCACAAACCATTGACTTAACACGAAAGGAATATCCTATTGGATATCTAACTATTTTATCTAAATTATTTATTGTTAGCATTGTTATTTATTTGATTGAATTAAATACATTAATTGTGTTATGTTTTGATTTAATTGAGCCATATTCTGTGCTATTTGAATAAAACCATCTAATATTCTTTGATAGTTATAATCCATAGTTTGTAAATTAGTTTGTAAAATATATATTTGATTATTAATAGTTTCAATTTGTTTTTGTATAATCACAATCAATTCACTTAATGCCGTTACCTTTTTATTGGTAGCAATTAATTGTAATTGTAAGGTATCACTTTGTTTTTTCAATGTGTCCATTTGTAACTGAAATGTATTCAATTGCAATTTTAAGGTATTAAAATCATTTGTATATTTTATATTATTTTGTTTTAATAACTCTATTTCATTTTTTAAATTAATTATATCTTTTGAATAATCAATTTGTTTTTTACATGATGTGAATAATGTAACTATCACAATCAATTGAATTAATTTTATCATATATCTTTTGTTAAGTTTGTAATTGTTTGTTGCATACTTTGAATACTTTGAACTATTTGTCCGTATGGTATTGTAGTGCCGTTGTTATTTATGTGATTAACTATTCCACTATTTAACGAATGACTACGGGGTGCTGATGTTATTTGTATTTTCAATAACTCGTCAACCATTTCCTCAAATGTTTGTCTGAAATTTGAAATAGACTTCATCATTTGTTTATTCATTTTACGAATTGAACTAAACTTATTATCATCCCACATTGATATAAAAAATATACCATCTGCAGTATTTTCACCTACTATAAATTTATGTTGCGGTGTCAATACTGATAATTCCCATTTTGGTTTTTGTGGTAAGTTTAAGTTTAATATTGTTGCTTCATACTTTGTTTCATGTGCATTGTGTATTGGATTAACTATTGTATATCCTTTGTATGTATATCCACTTATTTTTTCCCAACCTTTTATTTTCATATTAATATTTTTTGACTGCTGTAATCATTCTATTTATCAATTCATCCCTATCTTGTATTACATCAACAGTTAAACTACTAAATTCCATACTTTTACCGGCATTCCAAATATTAAATTGGACTTTGTTATCTATTATCTTAGTATGTATTTCAAATACTACATTAATTGTGTGTGAACCATTTTTAACTCCACAAAATTTGTAAAAAGTGTATGGTTTATTATCTGCTGCATTGATTGCCGTTTCGTGTCCAACATAATTTATTTGAACCTTTGTGCCATCCAAACATAAATTCGTTGTATTAATCTTTTCGGGATTAGTTATTTTTAATTTTGTTTTCATTTTGATATTACTTAATGCACATGATAAATGGTCATACCCATCCAAATAATCGTAATCAATATCGGATGTATCTTTGCCACAATATCTGCAAGTCCAACTCAATGTTTATGTTTTTTCTTTTTTCTTTTGTTAGGTATTGTTATTGTTATACCCATTCCACTTTCATCTGCCCACCATAAATCGTAGGATGTGTAACCATACAATTCAACTTTGCCTTTCTTTATTAAACTCTTTTGATAATAAATCATTTGACAGGTAGTATCATTTGTTTGTGCTGATATTGAAAATGGTAGTAATAAAATTAATAACCATTTCATTATTTTTTTCCGCTTTTTTCTCTTATCCACTTATACATAAAATCAATATCCCTTTTTTCAATTTCTTTTTGGGATTGCAATTCATGTCCAACACATGGTGGAATTTTATGTTCGTTTTGATAATCGGTTTGTGTTTTTGGTTTACTACCTATTGTACCCATTGTATCATCATTTACTAAACTTGGTGGTGTCCATTTGGGTATATCCTTAAAATGTGGTGGATTGAATTCCATTGTATCATTGTTTACCGAACTTGTCCTATAAGGATAAACTGCTCCTGTAATTTCCGTATCAAAATACCCACCATCCTTTTTAATTTTATTTATCATATGCTTATTGCCTGCTATAAATGCAATACACCATACAATAATCAATACAATTAGTGCTAATATTAATTCCATAACTTATTTTTTAGATTTTAATTGTATTATTTGTTTTTCTACTTTTGCAAACCTTTCTTTTAATCTTTCTAATCTTATACTACGGCCCCACTTACCTAACCAATTCACTCCTTGATATTTTTCCCAATAAAGTATTTGTTCTTGCAATTCTTTTTTTCTTTTATAGAGTGCCATAACTTTTTCCGATTTCATTGTTTACTTTTTTTGTAATGTGAAATAATAATTCCACTTTAACCAACTAATTGCTATTCCAAATGCCGGTGTAAATGTATTCGGCCCTGCGTAATATTTTTTACTATACCATAATTTTAATATTGGTAATACCACTACAATATCTTTATTCTTTTGTAGTTTGTTGTTGTCAATAACCCATTCTAATTTTCTCATTTTATTTTGTATTTTGTTTTAAATAATTCTTTTGTTTATCTTACTATCCATAATTGACATCAATGCGTCTGCCAATTCTATATGCCCTATTTCACTATAATGACCATCGTTAACTTCACCATTTGTTTCGGTTATAATTCTATTACATTGTCCAAAATTCCACAAATTAGTTCCGTGCATTGCATGTGTCCAATGAATTATGGTATTGGTTTTGAATGTTTTATTTAATAATTTTATCCAATGGATAACCTCATGTTGATATGGTGATGTGTCTCTATTTACAAAAATTTCATCTAATGTAGATTGATTAATCATTTTTCCAAAATAATCAATGTTATTATCAAAGTTTGGTATTAAAGAATGCCAAGTTTTTTCATCTTGACCAACCAACCTAAATCTAACAGGAGATGACCAACCTATTATGATTAAGTCATCATTTTTAATTTTGTCAACATTTTCACAAACTCGTTCTAAGATTGTATAATTATCACTACCACCTTGTCCTATATTTTTTAAATTTATATGCAATCTATCTGCAATAACCTCACCATAAACTTTTGGTGTATAACCTTTCCATTTAATATAATTGTTTGACCATTCGTATTTGTCACCATATCCTTCGGTAAAACTATCCCCAAATGTCCACAATCTTTTCATATAAAAAAATTATTTTGTATTTTGTTTTGTGTTTTCTATTGTTTCATCTTGACTAACTACTTTTGCCTTATACATTTGTCTAATTATTTGACCCAACTGCAGGTCAGTAGTATTTTCGTCTAATATAATTTCTTTACGAATGGTTAAATATTGTTTTGCTTCTTCTGCCCATTCTATTATTTGTTTTGCGTATCTTTTATCCATTATATATCAGTTGGTAATATTGTTGTTTTATGTCCCTCATCGCCAAATATTCTAAAACTTTTTACTAAACCTAAATCGGTTATAGTTACTGCTTCAACTTCAATACCCCACTTAACTACATACTCTTTAACTTTCTTAGTTATCGTTTCATTGACATCAACCAGGTCATCCCACGTTGTCAATTCCACTACATCCCTAATCATTCCCTGTGTCGTATCAATCAATACATCATTTGCGTGCATTACACTTAATAAATAAGTTCTTACATTACTAACTCTATATCTTATAATTGATTTCAATACAATACTTTGTTCGTCTAATGTAGTTAGGGTTTGTGAGGGTAAATTTACCGATTGAGTAATAACAGGCGTTTCCATTATACTATCAAAAAATGGTATTTTAAAATAAATACCACTATATAATGTGTTTATATATTTACCAAATCTTAAATGGACTGCCTCATTCCATTCTTCTATAATTACAAAGGGCATCAACTGATACCCAAATCTTTCTATTAACGCTACTAATTTATCAAACATAATTTTTTATTTTATTCTACCGGCCCCTCTATATGCTTTTTTATAATTGGGCTCATTTAAACTACTAATCTTTACACCTTCATATTTGTTGGATGCATGAACAAACATTGTTTCACCTATGTAAGTTCCACAATGCCATCTACTAGGTGATACTTTACTTTTGAAAAATATCAAATCACCAACTTGTAAACTATCTTTTTTTATTCTAGATGTGGTTTCCCATTGTGTTGCGCAAGTATTTTCTATATTGATTTTATATACATCTGCTGCCAATCGTTTGTTGAATTGAGAACAATCAATTCCCCTTTCAGTATTTCCACCCAATTTATATGGCTTTCTTAACCAATAAGTAATAAAAGTATTTAATGTAGTATCATTACTAAATTTTGGTTTCAATTCAAACACTTCGTTGGTTTGAGATTTTACAAATATAGGTAGTATTACTACTAATATTGTAATAAAAATAAACTTATTTATTGTTTTCATACTCTAATATACAACAAATTTTTGATATTACCAAATAAAAAAGGGACACCCAATCAAAAAAGGTATCCCCGACGCTCATGGCATGCAAGAATGTTTATGTATGTCTACGATAGTTTTTCTTTTTTAATTGTTCACTTCTTGTTTTGTTACCCATCGCTTTGCGATTAGTTGCTTTCGCTTGTTTCTTTGTTATCATTTGTTATTATTTGTAATTCCTCTATTAAATTCACGAATAAGTATTCCTGTGTTTGATGAAATTTCAATATCTTTTCAACTCCATAATACTTTTTTAATGCTTCTGCATATTCACCCGTTACTTCTTGTGTAAATCTTTGTATTGGTAATCGTTTTACTATTTCGTATAAGTCCTCGCCAACTTTTGCTGTTTCTATTTTTCTCATTATTTCCAAAACATTTGTATCATTAATATTGAAAATGCCAATATCAAACATGTAATTGTTTTATATGTAATTGGTTCTTTGAATAAAAAACTACTCATTAAACTAAATACAAATACACCTATTACAAATCCTATTAAACGAGAGGGCCATAGTTCACCATTATATGCTTCTACAATATATCCAACCGATTTAATAAATAACCAGCTTATTGGTATTGATACCATCAGTATTGTAATTGGATATTTTTTATTCCAATCATATTTCAATCCACCTTGTAATTGTAAAAACGTGAGTATTTGTGCGACAACTCCATAGAGTGCACCTATAAGTAACCTATTCATTTGTTTTGTTTTAATTAATAATCTTCATCTTCAAATGATAATGCATCCGCTGCGGCATCATCTTCATAGATTTCATCTTCAATCAATTCTAAAGTCTCATAAACATTATCAATTAGTGGATGACTAACACCATCCCTATCAATTGCTTTTAAGTCCTCTTTTATTTGATTTACCAATTTTAATATTTGTTGTTTCATTTTTTGGGTTTTCAATAAGTATATACAAATCACGAATTTTGCCACATTGTTCGTATTCTTCTATTGATAAAAAATATTTCATTGCTTTGTCCAAAGTAATTTTAATATTTTCCCTTTTAACTATAAACACAATATTATCATAATAATTAGATACCATTATTGCCTGAATACTATTCAAATTTTCTTTAATTAGTTTTTCGGAATATCTAACTAATTCAGAAAATATAACATATCTATTTTGTTCCAACCATTCCGAAACGGATTGATTTTCTAAATTTATATGCAATATAATTGGTTCTACTTTCATCTAAGATAAATATGTATTCTTTCTTTTTAATTGAATATCAATTTCCGATTTTGTAGTTCCTATTTTGCATTGTTTTTTATACCACATATATAAATCTTCTAATGTTCCTTTACCTCTACTTCGTTCCATTGCTTTATCCCATAAATCCTTTCCGAATTCTTTTGTAAGTTCACTACGCAGTTTCCACAATAACATTTGCTCCTCTTTGTTAGCTTCTAGTTCTAACTTTAATGCTTTCAATCGTTTCATTTGCGATGCTTCTAATGCGGCCTGTATTCTATTTCGTTCATCCGTTCCACCATAATTATCATATGTTTGTTGATAAACCATTTGTTCGGTTTCTCTCATTTGTTTTGCCTCATTAAACATATAACAATAGTCAAAATCACCATTGCGTATTTTTAATAACAAAGGTGCGTCTGCTTTTAATGGTTTGTTCACTCTACCCTTTGTCCACCATCTAAATTTATTGTATGCCATAATTATTTTTTAGTAAATTTATTACCATCCCATTCCCAACGAACATTGTCCATTTTATTTGTAGAAAATAAATCTACAAATCCATTTTTATCTATATCTTGTACACGTAAATTGGAAAATCTTTTAGTTAAATTATCATTAAAATATTTTGATGTATTGTCAATAAATTCATTATTGATTGATTCAAATAATTGAACTTTAAAAATTGACATGTTATTAGAATAGTTAAAAACTATTATTTCAAATAAAGAATCATTGTTAATGTTTACAAAATCTAAATTAATCACATCCCCAACATCTTTTAATTGAATGGTATATGGATTTTTTGCAAAAAATGATTTTCCATTTCCCAACAATATTTTTAATTCATTCTGGTTATTTACTTTATTATTTAAAATCAAATCTAATACCCCATCCTTATTAATATCAAATAATTCCGATGCAGTTACTGATAAAAATTCTTTTAAAATAGTTGTATCTTGTGTAAAAGACCCGCTACCATTATTTATTAAAATTCTATTTTTTACACCATTTCCAATTGGAGGAACTTGGTGCATATTAAACATAATAATATCCAAATCACCATCATTGTCAATATCACCTGAACATCCAGAATACCAAAATCCTTGCAAATCTATTTCCAATACTTTAGAAAGTCCATTTTTTGAATTAAAAATTAAATGACAATTTTCATTTAATAATGGATATTTTACAATCAATGGTTGGTCTATCGCAACCATAGAAAATATGTCTGGCAAAGAATCACCATTAAAATCACCCAATAATATTTTTGTACCATGTGGATATTTTATAGGTGGGCCTGTGTATGATTTTCTATCCAATATTCCATTTGAATTATAATAAATAGCGGGTGGTGGATTTGGTGTTGGATTTATTTTTAAATCATATCCATCGTAAGAAAAAACATCTTCTAACCCATCTTGGTTCAAATCCAATTGAGTTGATTGCATATCCGTTAATGGATTATTTGTTAAATATTTATTTCCATTTTCGTATATATCACTACTACTAAACCATAATTCAAAATTTGATAATTCATAGGAAGATTTTATATAATTTTTTTGTATTGGTTTAGTTACATTTGATATTGGTTTATTAATTAAATCAAAGTTTGATTTTGTTTTCCACCTGTATGTATCTGGAGCGACTTTCTCACACCCGAATATTGTCAATGTGATTATTATTACCAATAACTTTTTCATACTCTTTAATTTTTTTTTCAATAAATTCAAAACATTCATTTGGGCCGGTTAAGGCATCATAACTACGATAAGTTTTAATAAACTTTTCTAAACCTACATTATCTAAATATTTTTGTAAGTCCTTAACACTTGTAAGGTAGCAATGATTAAATCCCATATTAGATTATTGATATTTTTTTAATTTCGTCTCCTGCTTTAATTTCATCAATCACATCTAAACCTTCAATAACTTTACCGAAGCAAGTGTGATTTCCGTCTAAATGTTGAGTGCCCATTCTATTATGACAAATAAAGAACTGACTACCGCCTGTGTTTCTGCCGGCATGTGCCATACTTAGGACACCTCTATCGTGAAATTGTTTTGGTGCCGATACCTCACATTGAATTGTGTAACCCGGACCACCCGTTCCATTTTTGTTTGGACATCCACCCTGAATTACAAAGTTAGGTATAACTCTATGAAAATTCAATCCATTATAGAATTCCTCACGGATTAATTTCTTAAAGTTATTAACTGTGATTGGTGTTTCGTTATCATACAATTCTACTACCATTATACCTTTTGTTGTTTCAATTTTTACTTTGCTCATAACTATTTTTTATTGTTTCGTTTTTTAGATTTCATTTTCTTCACTTCACTTTTATATCGTTCGTTTACTTCAACTAATTTTTGATTTGGTTTCCATTCATCACCTTCAAATAAATTATCATCTTCGGGTGTTTCGTTTTTCCAATCACCAAACTGGCCATCATAATCTTCTTCGGATTCATCACCCCACTCAAAAGTTGGATATTCTATTCTTTTACCATAATCATCAAATTCGGCCGCATCTTCATCGGTTGCTCTATAATGTAATCCTTCATTTCCGTTTTGTCCTATGATGTCCATTCTTTTTTCACTTTCGTCATATGAACCAAAAAAATCATTATCCAATTCCTCACGATTTTCATAATATCCATGTCTAAATACAATATCATTACTTTCATCATCAAACTTCCAAGCTTCTAACTTTTCTTTTAAGTCCTCTGCATCGGTTTCGTTATATTCATTTGCTCTATCTATTACCCATCTCTTAAATGAATTTTCGTGATATCCCATACCGATAATTAAAGTTTGAAATGCATCCATCACTTCGTCCAACGTCAAATCGCTATGGTCAACTTCTACTGAAACTTTTGTTCCGTATTGTTGTGCTGTAAATATAGATGGTTTATCAAATCCTTGTTTAAAATTTTCGTAGTTCATTACTTGTTTTTTATTTTGTTTATTAAAATATCTTTACCCATTTTATCGTGTTCGTCTGCAATTTCTTTTACTTTATTATAATCCAAATTGTCAAACATTTCATCCGTTCCTTTATTACCTTTTGATATTGCTTGGCCAATGTGAGCAAATCGTTTTGTTTGATAACTACTCAATGGTGTGATGTGTTTTTTTAAGTGTGCTGCTTTTGCATCTAAATATTCAAACAACTCATCATCATTCATTCGTTTTAGCTCCTCGTCTGTTTTTTTGAATTCCATTTGTATTAAATTGTGTTGATTGAATTAATTTTTCTATTTCATTTTGTTTTTCCATTATAGTTTTATTCACCAATACTTCAATACTTTCTTGTGCACTATCTGCTGAAATTTTATATAAGTCTGCCTCATTTAGTTCCAATTCGGTTTCTTCACTGTTTGTGATTTTATCTAAAATAAAAATCTTTAAATGTTTTTTAAAAATAGTTTCGTCAATTCCTGAAAATTCTACAAAATATTCTTCTTCTTTTAAAGCTTCTGTTATTTTATCCGTAATGTCTATTGCTTCCATTTCTAAAGCTTTATTCACTTTCATCTTCATCATCATTTTTAAATTGATAATCTTTATTTGCTGTATATAGTATTTCACCATCTTCGTTTACACTCATATTCAATGCACCTTTGTCTACCAATGCTTCAATTGTATTTGCAATTTCATTATTAGAAACACTTTGACATACTTCTAAAAATTCATCATCACTCAAAAAGATTTCTTCGTCTTGTTCCCACTTTTGTTGCATCCTAATTTGTAATGCTCGTTTCAATCGTATTTGTTCTATAAACGGATTTTCAATAAAGAAATCGTTTTCATCTAAAGTATCAATAAGTTGATTTGACACTTCAATTATTTCACTAAGTATGTCCATTTTCTTTTATTTGTTTAAAGTTTTCTGCCTCTTCATCGGGTGTTGGTAGGTAACTTGATTTATAATATTCATCGGTATATTCCATTTCATCTGGAAATATAGAATGACTTTGAACACTTTTCCACTGCCAATATTCTTCATTCATTTGTTCTTGTGCAAGATATTGTTCATATAAAAAATCTTCATCACCACCAATAGAACCTGTCAATTGTTGTTTCATAAATTCTTTGTTTGTCTTACTCATAATTATTTTCTTTTAGTAAATATACACTAATTATTTGTTATTTCAAAATTATTTTCTGATAATTTATGATTGAGTCAACTTTATATTTTTCAGAAATTCCATCCGTTTCATATGGATACCAATATTTTACTTTACAAGTAATAATCATTGTATCACCTTTCATTTCCCACATTGGAGCTATGACTGTATTTATTTCACCCGTTTTTAAATCACTTTGAGATGTTTTATTTATGGTTGGAACTATTGCATTAACATTTGAAATTAAAGCAGGTAATTGTGATGTTGTTAATTGACCTGTATATTGATTAAAATATGTTTTTGTAAACTTTACTATTGTTTCACCTTTATTTATCCACCAATATAAATTACTTTCCCATTCCACATCTTGACTTGGTCTCGGAGCTGCACCATTAAATAATATCTTACCACTTATTCTATGTAAGTTTTGTGTTTCCATCGAATACAATTGAAATACCGAATATCCATTATTATCTTTTGGCAATCTTGTATCGATACTAACATCTACATTTGGTTTTTGCAAAGGTTTCCATTCTCTAATGTAATTTACTTTTTTAAATTCAACACTATTATCGTATATATCGACATCTTTACTACAACCCATAAGTCCTGCTGCCATAAGTGCAAATAATATACATAATGCTAATAGAGCACTAAGTTTTAAATCTTTTTTATCACTTTCTTTACCTTGCATTTTATTTTGTTTTAGCTTCTCTAATATGTTTACATTCTTTACCACCCGTATATGTGTAAGATGGACAATCACATTCCCAACTTCCGTTATCATTTTTTACTTTGTATGTAACATTTGGGTCTTTTGAGGATGTCATTGTAAATTCTTTCACTTCGGTTAATCCTTTCTCTTTCAGTTTTCTTTCAATCAAAGAGTCAACTTGACTATCCGATATCCAACTTGCTCTATTCTTTCTAAACTCCGTAAAGAAATATTGGTCATCACAAAGTGCATCTAATACTTTTATGGATATATCTTCACCTTCCGCCTGACAAATTTCATATAAAGTTTGTTCGGGTTCTTTTACAAACTTACCCGTATCGGCATAATCGCCGGCAACAACAATGTTATCACCTGCCCAACTACCTACGATATCGTTTTCACTATGTAAGTCTCCACCACCTCTACCATTTCCGTCAGCAAGTAATATTGCCAAACCGGCTAATACACCACTTGCGGACATACTAAATTCCATTAACTTACTACCATCACCAAATATGTAAGGTGATATGTATTGTTTCTTTTTGATATTTACTATCTTATAATATTGTCCCATAATTATTTCTTTTTACGTTTGTCATATCCTACTGGGTAATAACTTACTCCATCCAAATTGATATTTAATACTTTGAACCCATTATCTGGGTCAGTTACTTCAATTGCTTTTTCTGCATGTTGAGACCAGACTAATCCATCTAATACGATACGACCATCTTCTAATCTTCTAAATTCATTCATTTGTGTTGCTACTGTTTGTGCCATGTTGTTTGTTTTTATATTTTGTATAATTTAATCTTTTTTAATTTTGTTTGTTTGTCATCTGGGTTAATGAGAATGTCAATTCGTTTCTTATATCGTTTGTTCATTACATCCTTAACTACATATGTCCCACTATACTTACCTGCTCCTTCAATACGAACCTTGCTACCAAACTTTAATTTCTTTTTAAGGTCTCTACTCACTGCAATAATTCTATGTCTCTTTGCATTCTTTGTGTCAATCTTAAAACCACTTGCTGTGATATTTGGTGTTGAGTCCGTTTCGTTTTCACTTGCGGTGTATGTGGTTAGTGTAACGATATCGGGTACTATACCTTCTATCATTTTACTTATTTCCTTTTCTTTCATTTCCATTTGGTAAGGTAAAAATACCATTACGATTGAAAGTAATATATTGTAATTCATAATCATAACTCTTTAATTTTGGAATGTCCCGCGTCCCATTTGTTCTTCAATAGCCAATTGTATGTGATTTATAAAGTCATCTTTTGTCTTAATAATATCTCGTCTAAGCCAATTGTCTTGGAATATATAATTCCCTGTATTACCTTCACCTAATATACATTTTTTCATACTATAACAATCATGTTCCCATTTTAATTCAAATAAAACTACATAATCACCTAATATTCCACCATGAGGAAATACCCATACCCAATTACTTTTTTCTTTATTTTGTAATTGGTCTAAGTCAGTATGAAAAGAATGTCCATGTATTTCAAAATCCACTGCATCTATTGTTTCAAAGTTTACTGGTCGTCTCATATTATTTTATTTACTATTTACATAATCAATTTGCATTTCTTTTATTCTACCTATTTGCTGACAAAATATTCTTATGTCTTTAATGTAATGAATTGGTAAATGTAATTCTTGAGTAGAACAATGTAATGTATACCATGCTCCACCATGACATCTTTTGTCCAATTCAAAATGCCATCTTCCACCGGTTCTATTATCACAAAATTCAAATTGATATTGTGAACCTATATCGTTTATATCAACTTTTCTTATAGGTAATCCTAATTGTTTAGTTAATATTTCTTCAAACCTACCTATCAATTGTGGTGAAATTTCAAATTTTAATCTCATAACTTATAATTTTCTTTTATGTCTTTCTTCAAATTTATCCTCTACTAATTGTGCAGCTTTGGTATATCCTTTATCTTTTAGTAAAATGATTGCAAACATATCAGCAGCAATTTCATCATTGTCGTTTCTATCCTTTGTGTGTTTCAACATTATGTGTGCTAACTCATGTGCTTCAACCCACTTCAATTCATCTTTGGTTAACTTCACTTCACCATCAATGAATACACAACCCGAACTTGTCTCAGCAAAACCAAAACCACACATTTCAAATAGTGGTTTCATTACTTCATATCGGTAGTCATCTTTGGTTAGTATTGCAACTGCAACATCACTTTTGAACTCACTAAAATATGTTTTCGTTTTCATAATTACTTTTTGATATTAATACAATATGACAGGGTTCTTTAATTCGTTTTCCACCACCATTTCGTTTACCCCAACCTTGATTCGGGTCTCCTTCACTTTGTGTTGTTGGTATTTTACCTGTGAAATACTTTTCTAATACTACTGCGATACCATCACCATCATTATCATTAAACATCATATCACATACCTCACCCCATTCCATTTTCCATTCAAACGAATCCTCACAGGTTTTATCTTTGAATACTCTACCATAAGAGTCGTAATGACCTCTCATCTCCTCTATAACCTCACCATTTTTTAATAGATACAATCTAACTGCATCACCACTAAAAGAGTCTGATGCAACTGGTAAACCACTTTCTTTACATATAAAACTGAAACATCCCATAACTTTATTTTTTAATTTTTTATAATTCTTCAATAATTCCAAAACATTCTGCTACAAAGAATAAACATCCACCAATGAATATATCTCCAAACATAAATGCCGAACAACCCAACATTCTAATACCCGATTTCAATACACTTATTCTAAAATGTTTTGAACTTTTACTTTCTTTTAACTCCATCTTTTTTATTTTTAATTTGAATAATGTGTTTACAATCTTTACCTCTACTAAACCCATGTGCGGGACAACTACAACTCCAAAATCCCTCATCATTTACTACCTTATATACATTGTCTTTACTTCCTTTGACTTTGTATTCAATTTTCACTTCGGTCTTTTTGAACTCTTTTGGTTTTATGTAGTCAATTTTATCCCACATCTTTTCTAATTCGTTCCAACTATACCATCTATTTACTTCTATCCATCCACTACTTTCTTTACCACCCGTGCAGACAATCCAAGTCTTTTTTGACATTGGAGACTCAAAACATATCGGGGGTAATGCTGATTTAATTCTCATATTATAATAATTTTGGTTTCCATTCATCAGTCATTAATTTAAGTTTGTCCATTAGACTATTTATATTCACTATGTCCTCATGCTTTATCCAATAGGGATATCTTACACACATTGCTTCATTACTCCATTTTCCAATTTTGTAATAACCATTTTCTACCGGCCTTCTTTCTAAAATAATAAAATGTCTCATATGTTCTCTCCATACATTAATTCTATATTCATTCCTATTTTCATCAATGTCCTCAATGTAGTTTTTATCATCCCATTCTTTACGGAATAGTTTTTCATAATTCTTTATAGTCAATTTCATAACTTATATTTTACCACCAACTTGTATAATAAACTGTCTTACCTTCTTTGATTGCTTCTCTTGCTTTACTAACGAACAATAAATCATCTTCATCACAATCATCACTTACACCAAAAAAGAAACCCGATGTATCGGGTAAGTTACCATCCTTAATATCTTGTTCTAAATTGTCCAAATCTTCACTATCCAATACAACACAATCACCATTAAAGTCGTCTGATGTTCCACCCTTTGCGTCATATAAGTTCTGCATCCAACCATGTAAGTTAGGGTGCTTTCTCCAATAGTGTAATTCATCTTGTTCAAAGTTCTTTGTTGAAAAGTCTACATCCGTTTCCGGTTTTGCTTTTGTAGCTAAAGCGTACATATCTAATCCCATCTTAGTTTAAGTTTATATTGTTTGTTAATACATTGTTTAATATTCTATCTCCGTTTAATTGTCTAACTATACTTTGCATCTCACTATCCATTGCTGTTGATAACTGAATTAGTTCATCATTCAAAAACGGACTACCTTCCTCACCAATTAAATGTTGGAATGTTGATATCGTTGCTTGTTTAGTTGCTTGTGGTGTGTGTTCACTTTTAACTATTGAACATAATACACCGAATAATTGTGCTATTGCTTTTTCACTATTTGTCATTTGTTTTAATTTATATGTTACTAACTTTATATTTTCCATCGGTATCTTTATACAAATACCTACCACACCTTCTACCAATTGCATTACGTGCATCAATCAAAGAATGTAAATGATGTATGAAACTTCCACCTTTTTGGATAGTTGCATTACCTCTCATGACAATATCATAATGACTTTTCAATTGTGAAAATGATACTTTATTACATAGGTAAGTGTAGTCTAATAACTCTTGTGCTATATAACCCCAATCACCTTTTTGTAAACGATACGATTTGTTTTGATACTTTCGTTTCATTTCCTTTCGTTGAAACTTCGGGTCTTGCATTTGAGTTTGATATTGTAAAGATTGAATTGCTTGTAATGCAGGAATACCTTTTGATTGTTCGGTATGTTTAACACCATCTGCTAAACTACAACCCATACTACCCAATGTCCTAGCAATCATTACATTGTTATTACTCAACGATAAGTTTTGTCTTTCCATACCTTGCTTTTTCCATATCCTTATACGATTTGGATTAGCGTGGTGTAAGTAAATGTCAATGTATTGTGATACTCTCCACGGAACATCATTTTGTCTACTTCTACCCCAACCTTTCACTACGGATTTTCTATCACTATGACGACCTCTTAATGTAACCCATCCAAATATTTGTTCTAATACTTTTTTCACTTCTAACACTTGCTCCTCATTTTTCATTGGGATAGTTGCAATGTAGTTTGATGTTCTATTTGCTGCCATATTATTTAATTTTTTTATCGTATTGTTTTGTAATTGTGATTGATTTTAATTCAGTATTATTACTTGCTATGTTCATAATAGTTGAATAACTCAATCCCTTAATTGTAATTGTGTCACCTGATTGAGATACTATTTCAATATCGTGCATCGTTTTGTAATTCATATAATTGTATTAAAGGTATTCAGGTCCGTATATACCATAACGAGCAGTTCCGTCTATAATGTTTCCTCTCGCATGTTTTGCTGGTGCTTTCCACGTTGCACATTTTAATAAATCACCTTTCTTAATTGGTGAACCTTTTAAGTCTCCATCAACTCTACTAATGAAACCCCAACAAGATGTTCCATACCATAAACGAATATACTTTTGGCCAACTTCAACCGTTAACTCTTTCCATTGATTAACCATATCTGCTTTCACATAGTAATCTTTTCGTTGAATGTTTAATTTGTTTATAAAGTTTGCAACAATAGGATTACCTTTAAGATACTCCATAGCTTTTTTATCAGTCGTTCTCATATTATTATTTAATCTATGTTATCTAATCTATTAACTTCATCATACAGAGCAGTTTGTATTTTATGTAACAACTGAACTGACTTACTTAATTCTCTATCAAAATACTTTTCTAATTCGGGTGTAGTTCTTTTAGCTATTTCAACTAACTCTTTATGAGACTCTACTCCTTTATTAACCACATAATAAAGGTCATTCAATTCCATTAATGTTAATTCCAAATTCATATTATATTATTTATAGTTTCCTTTAATTCCTTTACTAACTCCGTAACCTTGTCTTTGTGATAGTGTGTATAACCTATCAGCATCTTCTTTAGGCATAATTTGTATTTCGTTACCTGTCTTATGATTTGCAATTGCAACACCACCAACTTTTTGAATAGTGGAACATTCAACACAACTTTTGTAACCATACTTCACTACTCGCAAAACAGGCATCTTACCACCACACTTAATACATTGTGTCATTTCTAATTTTACTTTCACTCCTTTCATATTATCTATCGTTGTTTAATGTGAATAATTTTCTTTCAGTTTCAGTATAAGGTTTAAACCAACCTTTAATTACTCTATGTGTTAAATCATCTCCGTTACTATCCTTATCATTGTATTCTTGTTTGACTAAGGATAAAACTCTATCTAACAAATCATCAGCATCGTATCTACATACTGAAATCAATATGTGTAGTTTTTCTTCAATTTGTCTTTCAAAACTACGACCTCTACTATAAACTCTATCATCATCACTCATCATATAGGAATAGTCGTGTCGTTTCACTTCATCCATAAACTCACCATACAATTTACTTTCTTCATTATACGCATCATTGATAAATGTGTCATTATTGTTTTTCATATTTTCTTTTTTTAAATGTTGTGCAAATGCAACTATTTGATAATAATTCATACTATTTTGTTTTAATTTTACTTTGTGCTTTTTTGGTTAACATTGGGTTAACATCATACACACTAAATTGACTATTCATTGGTATAATGAATTTGTTATTAGATGTGTCAATTTCATTACGAACTTTCTTAAACTTCAATCCTACAATAACACCTTGCTCATCCAAATATCTCATATCGTATTCATCACCATCAATTACCTTATAACCCATAAATGTAGTAGGTAATTGTTTACCTTCAAATACCATTGCAACTCTACCTTTCTTTTCACTTAACAATTCTAATGATTGTAACATATTATAACCACTAAAAGAATAAGTCAAATCATAGTTAGGATATTTAGACATCAACTTAAATCGTTTACTTACCTTTGTATAATCATAGAATTGAGTATCGTTAAACAATTCTAATATGTTTCGTTTACCATTTAATTTGAAAGTAGTTAAGTCAATATCACTCGTACCATTAATACGAACTGAAAAACGATAACCTAATTGTTCAGCGTTATATTTAGCTTTCTCAATTTCAGTTACCAACCAACCCATAAAGAAATTTCTATGTTCAAAGAATAATTTAGT